TGCACTTTGCATGTCGCGGTCGCCGCCGCACCGTGATCGCCGCCGACCAGCAAGAAGCTCAGCTGGCGGCCGTGGATCCACGGGGTATCGATCGTGACGCCCGTCGCGGTGGCCGACTGGCCTACCGACTGGGTCTCGATCGCAAGCCCGTGCAGGACCTTGTGAAAAAAGTTGTCGCCCTTCATCGTCCCCCCTCAGTTTCTTGCCTGCGCGTCCGGGCACAGAATCACGGCACGCTCCTGACGGATGCCCGTATCCGCGAACAACCGGAGCTTGATCAGGTGCTCGTCCTGCTGGAACCCTGTGCCCTTGCCCATGTCGCTGTCGATGGAGATCCCACCCCAGCGGCCGACGACGACCTCGGAGAGGTTGCCGCCGAAGACGTCCGTGAACTTCGCGGCGCCCGACGTCGGCGCATTGATCGACGCGCCCGGAAGCTTCGTCGTGCCGATCTGATTGCTGGTCACGAAGTCGCCGATGATCTGACGCATCTGCTCGTCCTTGAGCATCGGCGCGCCCACGAGGTAGGGCTGACCCGCGGTCTGACCCGCGTAGTTCTCGATCTTCAGGCGCGCGAGCCTGCTGCGGAGACGGCGCGCGAGGACCCATGGCGTGTTCTCGTCGAGGCTGATGTCGTCCTCTTCGAGCTCGACGAGCATGTCGTCCATGCCATCGAAGGTCAGCTCAGCGCCGGCCCAAGACGCCTGGAACGTCGTCGTGTCTCCGAGCGGCGTGGTGCCGAGGACGCCGACCTTCCCGGACTCGGCCGAGTAGATCTTGATCCCCTGCATCTTCGTGATGCCGCGCGGCATGCTGTCCGTGCCGCTGCCGTAAGCGACAGCCCGGTCGAGCTCCTTGGCCGCGGCCTTCTCCATGTCCCTTCGGAACAGCTGGTCGAAACCGAATCCTTGGAGCATGATCATCTCCTCGGTGGTCCGCACGAGCAGTCCGAGCTTCTTCGGGTCGAGCGTGACGTTGGCGACCTTCGCCTTGGTCTCCGGGAACGACTCTCGCTCCCCGATCCACCAGGCGAGCATGCCGCCGGCGAACTTCGGGATCGTGACCTTGCCTCCGACGAGACCGTTCAGCACTGAGACGATCGTCGTCCCTGTGGAGTCGAGCGAAATGAATCGCGACAGCGTGTAGATGTTCTGGATGACGTCGGGGATCACCTGGTCGGGAATGAAGTACCCGCCGTAGATGTCGTTGCCCGCGACCTGGCCGGCGGCCTTCGCGCGCACCTGGTCGAGAAGCTCTTTCTCGCGGCCCGCATGCGTCCAGTCGCCGGATTTCATACCCCAGACGGCCTTGATCATCGAGAACGACGCTGCCTCGTCCTCCATGCCGGAGACGTAGAACGGACCCCTCTCGCGCCGGATGCGCTCACGGATGCCATCGTAGCCGGCCTTGACCTGCTCGACCTGCTCTGTCGTCTGCTTCAGGTCGACCTGGACCTCGCCCAGCGCGTCAGCCACCTCTTTGATTTTCGCTTCGGTCTCCTCGCGACTCTTGGTGATGTCATCGCCCAACGTGTCGAGCTTGCCAACGAGAGCTGCAATGCCCCTCTCGACAGCCGTCGCCTCTCCCATCTCTTCCCCCCTCAGGCAACCCCTGCCTTGCTGTGCACTCTCTCGAGCGCATCGCTGACCGATGACAGATCGATGTCGGTATCGGGCAGCTCTCTCACGTCGAGACGGTCATCCCGCTCCTCGCGGATGTCCTCGACGGTCGCAGTCAGACTCGCAACAGCGAGCGTCAGCGCGTCGAGGGTGTCGCGGATCTCCGCCAACGTGGCGCTGTCCGCTTCGGTAGACCGTCTGTCAGAAGAACCAGTGGCACCTGGAGTTTCCTTTGCGCGCTCAACCTCGACGATCGGCGCAGCATGATCGCGATGACGCGAGAACGCATGCTCGGGGAACAGCGTCCGTCCGAGACCGCGCAGCGTGTGATCGATGCGCGTCCATGCATCCGCGTCCTTGATGGTCCGGCGCTGCAGCTCGCGATAGAGCTGCAGGTCACCAGCGAGCAGTCCGCGCGATCGCGCGAGCACCGACAACGCTCCTTGATTGGCGGGAAGCGTGACCACAGAGACCTCGAGGAGCTGGTTCTTGTTGAACACCAGCCCCCATCGGCCCAGGCCGAGCTTCTCGCGCTCCTTCGGGTCCTCGACATGCAAGACCTCGAGCGGCTTGAATCCCACGCTGACTCCGCGCAAGAGCCGCGACTTGACGAGACGGTTGACCTGGCCGGCGAACTCGTAGTCGTCTTCACTCGCGAACAGAAGCAGCATCCACAGCGCAGGACCCTTGTAATCCTTGGCCTCACGGGGCCGGCGCTGCCAGTCGAGTGCATTCCCGATCGGCGGCGCATGCCAGTCATGCGCGAAGGGAACGACTGGATTGGCGTTGTAGGCATCGAAGTTCCAGTTCTGCCGAACGATGTCGCCGTGCGCATCGACGCGCTCATCGCTCGCAAAGAACGCCGCGACCTGCTGCTCGTACTCGGCACGCCAGGGGATGCTGCGCTTCTTCGCTAGCCGCTCGAGCTCGGCGAGCGGCGGCACGCCGTCATCGACAGACCCGGTCTGCTTGAGCAGCCGTGGCTCGTCGTCATCGCCGCAAGCAAGATCTTCGTGCTCGCGCAGAAGCGCCGCGATCTCATCGACGTCGTCGATGACTGCGGCAGAGCCCAAGTCGAGCTCCATGCTTATCCCCCCCCTGAACCACCCTCCCCCGAGGGTGCAAAACCGCTAGGTCTCGGGCACCAGAATACACCGACAGTTGATCGTTTCGCCAGCCGGTGCCCCAGGATCTCCCGGAAATCTGAGAGGACCGAACCTCCCCGTGAGCGTCATGTAGTCGAACCCGACCGGCTGAATACCGGCGGCGCCGTAGATCTGATGGGTCTCGCGCACGATCTCGTCGCCCGATGCCGACCAGCGGCGATTCGGGAACCCCGACTCTACGAACTCCTCCTCGCGGACAGAGTTCATGATGCTCGCTGTCTCGGTGCGCGCTACGCGTAGCACCCGCGCGCTTGACGCCTGGCCATCGAACGAGGCAGAGACGCGGGCACGCAGCTCGGCCAGGCTCTCGCCTGCCTCTAGGCCCTCGCGGATCCTCTCCGCCAGATCGGTGACGACGGTCTGCGGGATCGTCCGTACCATCACGCGCTCGCGCATAGCGATGGCCCGCTGCACCGCATCGGCGTCGAGGTCGAAGATCGGCGTGCCATCCGGAAGCTCGTTACGCAAGACGTCGAGGCTCGCCTGTGCGGCCCCGTTCCGGCTCTTGCGCGTGCGCGCGCGCAAGCGCGAACGCATCTGCTCGAGGTCCGGAAGGAAGAGCGTCAGGTCCCATCGCTTGAGGCTGCGGTCCCGCATGTTGCCGAGAACGATCTCGCGTTCGTCTCGCAGCCAGGCCCGGTACTCACGGCGCAGACCGCGCTCGGCACGGAGCTCAGCGCGGAGGAAAGCGGCGTGGCGCCGATGGTCCGCCGCGGTCTGCCGGCAGACCGCCCCGTGGCCATGTCCCTTGATCGATCGTGATCGCTGCGACTCCTCGACGGAATCGGAATCGGCATCGTCGTCCGGATCGACTGGCAGTGGCGGCGGCGCTGGAGGGTCCGGCTTGGCCGCCTCGAGGTCGTTGCGGGCCGCCTCGGAAGCCGGCATCAGTAGCGCATTCACCAGGCTCGCGTCGTCGCCGTCGTACCGCTCGGTGTCGACGCCGAACAACTCGAGAGCCATCGCCGGAGGCATGTGCAGCGCCTCTGACGCCGCCCGGGAAGCGCCATCGATCTTCTCAACCAGGCCGGCGCGCAACGCCTCGACGTAGCGCACATCGAACATGCCGAAGATCACGTCTGTCGTGGTCGCCATGAGGACCGACGCGTCGATCGCCATCTCGACCAGGGCGAGCATCGGGCTGAGCTTCTTGTCCCAGTAGTTGAAGTTGTGGATCTGCGCCGTCGCGTAGTTCGTGAACTCCGTCCAGCCGAGAACGCTCTGTGGGGTCATCAGGACGGCGAGCTCGGTGAGCCGGTTCTGCTCTGACTGCTCGACCGTCGCCATCTCGCGCGGCGTCCACGCGATCGACTGATACTTCAGGCCGCCCCACAGGAACGCGGTCTTGAGCTCAGCGTCGTCGCCGTCGTACTGCTCGCGCCACGTTGCGCGAAGTTCGTCGCGCTTCTCAGGAGGCGGGACTTGCTCCGACTGCACCACGGCTTTCGGAACCCCGCCGGCGCGTAGCAGACGGTTCTCTCGCTGGCGAGCATTCGCGTCGGCCTGGATCTCGCCGGCGATCGCGGCCAGCGGCGACATCGCATCGTAGAGGCAGGACGGATCCGGGATCTTGAACTGGATCACATCCTCCATGTCGACACGGCGCGTTCCGCCGCCCGCGTGCGGCATCCAGTCCTCGGGGTCGTATCTCCACCCGTTGATCTCACCGCGCGTGCCGTGTGAGAAGGTCGGCTCGAGTATGCCCGGAGGCACCGGCCAGATCCGTGTCGGATACCCCCTTGGCGGCTCGCCGTCGTCGTCCGTCAGCAACCAGAACGCCTGGTTGTAGATGAACATCGTCATCAGCGTCACGAGCATGAGCTGGTTGCCGACGAGGTACGGATTCGGGCGCTGGAGGAGCGCCATCAGCTCATGGTCGGGCTGCGGCTCGAGCGACTTCGTCAGCCTGTGCGTAGCGAATCGGCGCCCCAGCGGCGTGTGCGCGTGACGCGCAAGGGCGCGACGTCGGACGCCGGCGCGGCCGAATCGATTCGGCGCTTTCTCGAGATCCGTGTCGCGGAAGACCATGTAGGGCGCCTGTCCCGCCACAAGCGTCGCCATCTGCACCGCCGCGAACACCCACGGGTGATACCGCGCCGGGTCCGAGACGATGTTGCGCGCCAGGTATTTTTCGTTGGTGGCGCGGGCGTAGAAGACGTCGAGCCCGAGGATCGAGTCGCCGGAACCCTTGGTCGCAGCGTCATCCTGCGGCGCCTGACGCGTCAGCGGCCGTCCGTCCGGCCCGAGGATCGGAGACGACATCACCGCGGTCACGATGCGCTCTCCTCATCGTCGTCCAGCAGCAGGCGCTGGATTAGAAAATCCAGGTGCATCGGTAGCCGCCCCAGCCGGTTGCTGCCCGGGCGCGATCCAGCACCGCCGCCGCCGGGGGCGCGCGCGATCTCGCGGAGCTGGACTGGCTCGCTGACGACGACGACGTGACTCTGCGGTGGCCCGTCTGCCATCTCGGCAACGGTCACGAACTCGTTTGCCTCGACCACGATGTCGCACGTCCGGACCACGGTCTCGGCGATCCCGATGTCCTCGGAAAGGACCTGCTCCTTCGGGTTGATGTCGACCACGACCGCCTCGCCGATCTGGACCGGCTCGTTCGCATGCACCGCAAAGTCGTGGCTGCCACCATCGCCGGTGAGGTACGGGACCTCCTGGTAGATGTCGCCCGGAACGTTGACCTGCACGTCCTCATCGACGACGCGCACCGTGTCACGGACCACGTAGATCGACTCGCTGATCTCGACCGTCTCGGGCGGCAGGAACGGCAGCCCGTCGACATGCGCGACGACCGACTCGCCGACGCTGACGGTTGAGGATGTCGTCAGCCGGTGGTTGATGTCCAGCGTCTCGAGCGTGTGGCCCCAGTACCATCGTGCGTGCAGGTGATTGAGGCGCCTCTCGATGTTCGGCTGCTGGTTGAAGTTGAATGATTCCCACCCCTGCGTGAGGAAGTTGTCGCGAATCTCCTCGGCGCGCGGGATCGCCTCAAGGGCGCGCGCGGCATAGGTCGGGTCGACGCCCGGAGTGTCGGCGTACTCGCGCAGGAACATCGGGGCGAATCGCACGCTGTCGATCAACCAGGTGTGGTACACGGTCGTGTATCCCACGCCCCCGTCCTGGTCCTTGGTCTGCCCGTTGTTGAAGATCGACTCATCTGGCATGAACGGCGTCGTGCCAAGCAGGTAGTACTCGCTGACGGGCTTCCAGTTCGCACCTTGCTTGTACCAGTACCAATACACCTGAGTCATCACGAAGTCGTAGAGGATCTCGACGATGTTCGCGTCTGGCTTCGCAAGGTGGTAGGCGGCGTAATACTGCGCGAGAGTGAACGACTGCCAGCATTTGACGACGTACTTGTGCGGATTGCTCTCGATATGCGTCGCAACAAAGCGGCGATCCGTAGCCACGCTCCATGCACGGAGCGTGTCCCAGCCGTCCGCCGTGACAAGCGGGTCCGCGCGATCCTTGAATCGCTGGACGACCGCGCTGCGCAGCGTCGTGTCCGGGTTGCCGTAGTGCAGCCACGCCATCGCGAACTCGCAGCGCGTCGAGCGAAACTCGCCCGCGTTCTTGAACGTGACGCCGGGGCCCGCGTCCGTCGGCCTCATGTAGAAGTAGGCGGCGCACTTGTGGCGCAGCTCGTCCTGGAGAAGGTAGCTCCCCGTGTGCAACCGAAGCAATGCGAGCGCGATCTCGCCGGTATGAGCGTGATTCTTTCCCGCAAGCGGATCCGTCAGTTTGTAGTCGAGGCTGTATTCCGGCCGCGCGATGCCCGGCGCATCGGTCCGATCCCCCTTGCCCATGGTGCCGCCCACGGGATTGCCGCTATAGACGCGCTCCGTTTCGAACACGAGCGAGTTGGCCGGGAAGGACGGAAACTCGACAATGCGCCCGTCATTGATCCCGCCAACGAACGCGGCCTGCCCCGGGCCAGGATGGCGAAAGTGCGTCGGGCGCAACATGTCGAACTGCGCCGAGTGCCACATCGTTAGCAGCAGCCGCGGCGATCCGTTCGGTGTACCCAGCAGGAAGTGCGAGCGATCCGTGCCGAAGAAATCCTGATCACCTGTGCCCGACGGCTTCGCGATCCCGGTGAAGTGCGGCGAGGTCGACCACAGGCTCGGCGCCCTGCTCGCCACCCACCCGAGCCACCACGCCCAGTAGTCCGCCGCCGCCTGCACGCCGTCGCCGAGGCTCGGGTGCAGGGGCGGGATCGTGCGCCATGGGCCGTGCTTGCCCTGCCAGAGCGTCGGATGCCCGAGCGCCACCGTCTCATGCTGCAGGTGCGCCTCCCACGCCTGCCAGTCCGGTGATACAGGCTCCGTCAGGTGCGTCAGAAAGAAGCTGCCGCGATACGTCGGCATCTCGCCGTCGCCGAGCGTTTGCGTCGCGGTCCACAGGTCAACGACGTTGTCCCCGCCGTTCTCGTAGACCTCGCTGACGCCGCGGACCGTGCCCCACGTCGACGTGAACCGCCAGTGCAGCGGGAAGCGGATCTGCGCCGGAGGGATTGCGCGACGCAACGCCGGGTCGTGCATGTCCGTCCACGGCATGCTCAGCTCGAAGTCGACGCGCGGCAGAACGCCGGCCGTCCCCGGGTAGAAGTACCAGTACCACTGGACGAACAGGCCGAGCTCGATGATGCGGCCGTACGCGCGCCAGACGTGACGCGCCGGGCCGTCTTCCATCTGCTCGTAGTCCGTCGGCTCGAACCAGTAGGACCCGACACGGACGATCGGCTTCTCGCCAGCCGCGGGGTCTGCCCCGCCGAACGCCGCGATGCCTTCCGACGTGCTGGCGAACTTCGGCGCGCTCGTAACCGGATCGTCCGTGATCGTCGCCAAGATCGCAGTGTTCGCGTCGACCGGGATCCCGCGGAGGAACACGTTGCGGCTGTCCGGCCCGACCGCGGGCCCGAGCACGGCGGTACCCGTATGCCCGGTCTCTGCGATCACGGAATACTCGCCGTCGGTGAACGGCGCCTCCCAGGGGATCGTGACGCGGATCGGCACCTGCGACGACGTGGGCATTAGCGCCGGATTGTCGATCGTGATGAGAGCTGGAACGCTCATGATGCGTTGACCACCACCCGAGACTCTTCTTCCTCATCGATAAGCCACAGGCGCACAGCCTGCGCGACCAGGAACGGAGCCACGCGATGCGATGCGTAGCTCCCGGAGTAGCTCCCGGTCACGGCTACCCCGAAGGCGCTAGACATTCCCGATGACACCCCGTCCGCTAGCGCCTGCGACAGACCAACCGCCGCTGCGGTTGCGGTACCGGCGCTGCCGCCCACCGAGACGCCCACCTCCACGCTCTCGGCCGTCGCCGTGCTGGTGCCCTCGGCGAGACCGGATGCGGTCGCATTAGCGAGACCGGAGGCGCCCGCTGTACCCGTTCCGGTCGCCGTGCCGATAGCGAGCGACGCACTGGCGCCTTCGGCGATCGCGCCCGCCATACCGGCGGTCGCGCCCTCGGAGATCGCATCAGACAGCCCTTCGGCCGATGCCGCCGCACCCCCTTCCGAAAGGCCAGACGCGACCACGTCAGATAGCCCCTCGGCCGTCGCAGTGGAGTCGGCCTCCGCGAACCCGTCTGAGGCGCCGCCGTCCGCGACCGCCAGCGCGGTCGACGTGCCCGCCGCAATGCCAGCCGCACCGGCGTCGCTCAGGCCGACCGCTAACGCCGTAGCCGCTCCATCCGACGTTCCAGCCGAGATCGCGTCTGACAAACCCACGGCGGCGGCCGTCGACGTGCCCGCACTGGCGCCTTCCGCCTCGGCACCAGACAGGCCGACCGCCGTCGCAGCGGATATGCCCTCGGAAAAACCGTCCGACGCAGGCGCCTCCGCCTCCGCCATCGCCGTGCTAGTCCCAGACGCCACGCCCTCTGCGACGGCGTCGCTCGTTCCCTCGGCCGTGGCTGTTGCAACACCCGCGCTCGCGCCCAACGAGACGGCGTCGCTGACACCGACTGCAGCGGCAGTGCTCGTGCCCTCTGACAGCCCGTCAGACGCCGCCACCGACACCTCCGCCAGCCAGTCGGCAGCGCCGATCTCGATGCGGCGTCGATTACCCCCCGAGCCGGAGCTGCCTCCGCCCGTTTGTTCGAGGCGCAGTTCCACGCCCGCGCCGCTCCCGTCCGCGAGTGACGAGGCATCCCACGTCCCGCTGACAACCTCGCCCGTCAGCGAAGTGGTCGTGCCCGTGGCGAGGACAGCCACCTGCGCGCCGGACTCCCAGAGCGCAAGGGACCAGTCCGTGGCGTTCCCGCCACTCGCGTTTTTGCGGATCAGCGCTCGGAGCGTCTGAAGCCCGGCGCCCGTCGTCGGCGTCCCACTCGGAGTCACCAGGCTCACGCGGCAGTCGGTGTTGCTGTTGGTCCCGTCGTGGACGAGCCAGTCGCCGTCCGGCGACGTCGGGTCGTCGTCCACGTCCGTCACAGCGCCCGTTAGCGCCGTCTGGACGAGCAAGGCGTCTGGTGTGACTCGCTCAGTCACCGACTAGTCCTCAGTGATCTCCGTCGCCGTCGAAAGCTTGGGCGTCACGCCGTCGCCGCACACGATGTTGGGCGTGACGGTCCCGCTGTACAGGAGCGTGCCAGCACCACTCGCATCCGTGCCGACGCCAAAGTGTGTCGCGGTTCCCGAACCGCCCGTCCCCGCCGGGAACGAGACCTCGGCGGCCGGAGAGACCGAGTTGTTGGTACGAGTGAAACCCGCACCTCGGGCCACCGCCACGCGAGCATAGCTCGTGTAAGCGATCTCGTTGGTCTCCTGGTCGCCCGCCTCGCCGGGATCACTTGTGTGCAGCGAGAAGTACAGATTCCCCGCGGCAACCGATCCCAGAAGACCGCCCGCGTCACCGACGCCGGTGAAGTCGGCGTTCTTGAACAGCAGTTCGATCAGACCTGCTTCCCATGTGTCGCTTTTGCCCATTAGTTATCCCCTCACGGATTGACCACCCGCGTCCCTTCGTCCTCATCGATAAGCCACAAGCGCACGGCCTGCGCGACCAGAAACGGCGCCTGGCGCTGCGATGAGTAGTGCCCGATACCTTTCCGTAAGGCCGTCTCACTGATCTCGATGTCTTCGTTGACGACCACGACGTGCGACGTCACTTCGACCGCGAGACCGGTCCCCTCGACCCCCTCTACCTGGAGCCCGTACTGAGTACCCTCGATCTTCAGGACGTACGCCACGAGCCACCTACCCGGACTGGATCATCGCGGCCACGACTTCGGCGATCCCGTCGACGTTCTTGTTGACGGCCTCGACGAACGTCATGCCGTGCGGGTTCGCGGCGCTACGCATGCGATCGCCGAGGAACAACGGTCCGAGGACGATCTGCTTTCCGGTGATGCACTCGACCTCCGCGCGCTTCGCGCGAATGACCGCGCGCCGCGTGTCGATCTCCTCCCGAAGCATCTCCATGCGACCCAGCATCGAGACGATCTCCTCGTCGGCCTCCTTGATGATGCTCTCCGCCTTGTGGATGTCGGCGACGGTGCGCGCCGCGAGACGCTTCCACTGCGCCGCCTGCGCGTCCCGCGCGACGCGCAGAGCGTCCCGCGCGACGCGCAGAGCGTCCCGCTCCTTGCGGACGTCGTCGAGCTGCGCGGCCATGGCCTCGCCGTTCGCGGAGGACTTCGGGGGCTCGAGCTTCGGACGGTCGACCGGGATCTGCTCGTCGGCGATGCGTGGCTTATGCGTCATGTCAAGCTCCCCTGGTGTGCGATTAGCCAGTCACGCCAGAACGCGACCTCGGCCTCGGTGACCGTGTCGTGGGCGCGAGCGGTGAACGCGTCGAACAGCGCGAACATCTCGGCCTCGGTGTAACCCCACGCTGCATGCGTGCGCAGCGCCTGCTCGATCGCGGCCGCGACCTCCGGCGCCGCGGTCTGCGACAGCGCGAACGCGCGCGCCCGCGTCTTGATCGCGTTCTGCTGCGCCAGCGTCCGCGTGTCGTAGTGCAGCTCCAGGAACGAGATCAGGTCCTGCATGTCGGCAAGCGTGATCGCGTCGTCGGACTGCTGGAACGTCGCGACGAGTGCGGTCCACTTCTCGGCGAGCGTCGACTCGCCGACGTGCTCGCTCTGTGTCCAGAGCGCTTCGGCGAGCGCCTTGACGTCGTCGTCGGCGGTCTCGCTGGTCCTGAGCGCGGCGAAGAACGCCTTGGCTTCTGCGCGTGTCGTCATGGTCCTAGCTCGTCGGTGCCGTGGCCTTCCAGCCGCGGATCACGATGCGCACCTGGCCGGACGGTCCGGACGGCACGAGATCCGGCGTGATCTTGATGACGGTGGCACTCGTGTAGAAGGTGGACTGATCGACAGCGACGTTCACGGCGCCCTGCGTGCTGTCGACCGCCGTGCCGAATCGCGTCGTGGCGCCCGACACGCCGATGTCGATCGTCGACGTGTCCGGGATATCCTCGACCACACGGACCGACACCTCGACGCCGTACGAGTTCGCGGGGATCGCGATCGTGCTGTCGGTGTCGGCAGCGTCCTGGATGTCGACCGGCTCGGTCAAGTAGAACCGAGTCGACTGGTCGCCGTTCAGGCCGTTCAGGCTGAGGTCACTCGCGACCTGGAGCCTCGCGGTGCCGGCGGCCGTCTCGGTGCCGATGGTGACGATGCCGGAAGCGAAGTCGCCGGCGATGAGCGCGGTTGCGTTGATGTTCGCCTGCTTGATCAGGCAGCGGTTCGCCGTCGCGTTCGACTGCCCGGCCTGACGGCCGAGGAATAGGCAGTTGGGGCCGGTGTTCATCCAACCCGCTTGGCTGCCAAGCGCGTTTACGTTGTCGCCAGTGTTATCACGGCAGGCCAGGTACCCGACAGCGCCAACGTTGTCGCCACTGTTGCTGCGAAGGGTATCGAGGCCAATCCCGATGCAGTTATCTCCGCTGTTTGACAGGCCCGCCCTGACACCAAACGTGCTCACGCTGCCGCCCGTGTTTAATTCGCAAGCTTGCGATCCGAGCGCGCTCACGTTGATGCCGGTGTTCGATTTTCCGGCACTGAGGCCGAACGCGCTCAGGCTGCTACCGGTGTTCGATCGTCCGGCATCAACGCCGAACGCGCTCAGGTTGAGGCCCGTGTTCGCAAGGCCCGCATCGCGACCAAACCTCGTCACTACTGTCGCAGTGCCGATCGCCATGACCGGCGTCGTGCCGAGATACCACGTCCCCCCCGTGCTGTTCGCCAACGGCGCGTTCGCGCCGAGCGAGCCGTCGGCGACGTTGTCCGTGAACGTCGTCGTCACGTTGTCGTTGATCGTCGTGACGAGCTTGCGCACCGTCGTCGAGCCCGCCGTCGACCGGTAGACCTTGCGCGCCGTCACCTTCGCATTCCCGCTGACGGG